ACTGTTAAATTATTACCAATAGTTACATTACTTGGTAAGCCAACTGTAACTGTACCAGAACTTTCTGCAACTTCTACTTCATTGGAAGTTCCTGCAAAAGTTATAGTACCACCTAATGCAGTAGCTGTTGAATTAGAACCATCACTTACAGTAATTGAAGAGTTAGCAAGTTTAGAATTAGCTATAGAACCAGCTAACATTGCATTAGTAATAACTCCAGAACCAATAACTAAATCAATAGTACCATCACCATCTTCGTAAGTAGCTGCAATACCTGTTTCAGTATTAGAACTAAACATAGCTCCTACTGTATCTTGAACAACTTCTGTTAAGTCTATGTTTGCAGTACCATCAAAAGATACACCATGAATAGTTCTAGCAGTTGCTAAAGCTGTTGCAGTAGCTGCGTTACCAGTAATGTCACCAGAAGTTAATGCAAGTGTACCTGTAGTTGCAGGTAGTGTTAAAGTTATATTACCACCAAATGCTGAGTGAGCTGGTGCTTGTAATCTTGCATAGTGAGCATTTGAAGACTCACAATAAAAATCTATATATGATTGTGTACCACCATTTTTAATTGAGATAGCACCTTGAGAAATCTGTACTCCATTAGTAGAACCACCACCGATTCCTAATGAAGTTGTAATTTGAGCAGCAGCCGGAATACCTATAGTTACTGCATTACCTGTAGCTGATGTTTCTATTTCATTTGATGTACCACCAATAGTTAAAGTTTCACTATCTAAATCAATCGCAATAGTTCCGCTATCAGTTGTTACATCTAAATCTTCTGCAGTTAGTTGTGTATCTACATAAGCTTTAACAGATTGTTGAGTTGGTACAAGCGTTGCAGAGTTTGAAGACATGTCATCTTCATCTACAAAAGCTGTAATAGTTATTGTGCCATCTGATAAAGAACCATAAGTAATTGTGCCTGTTGTAGTAATAGCAGACGAACCGTTATCTATTGCACCAAAGCCACTTGTAATGCTACCTGCGTTTAGTGCTCCAACAGTTGTAACATTAGAAAGTGTATCAAGAGCAGACTCAAAATAAGTTTCAAAATCTGTTAATGCAACTTGTACCATAGTACCGTTGTCATTTACTACCACTCTATCAGCATCTGCAAGTGTAGTAGATGTAGCAGAAGTATCACCATCTACAATATTTAATTCGGAAACTGTAGAAGTAATACCATCAAGAGCATTTATTTCTGCTGCAGTTGCAGTAATTGCTGTACCATTAAAATTAATACCATCTAGGTAAGCTATACCATCAACGTATAAGTCTTTCCATTCTTGGCTAGAACTACCTAAATCGTATGTATTATCTGTATTAGGAATAATGTTTGAGTTAACATCTGCACCAAAGACTACATTATCGTCTGCTGCATCACCCATAGTAATTGTACCACCATTAAAAGTTGTAGTACCTGTGACTGTTAAATTACCTCCAACATCAACATTACCTGTAGTTGTTACCGAAGTAAAAGCACCAGTAGAAGCTGAGTTAGCTCCGATAGTTGCACCATCAACTGTACCACCATTAATGTCTGCAGTATCAGCTACTAAGGCATCAGTAGTTACTGTGCCATCAAAGAAAGCATCTTTAAATTCTAAAGAGCTTGTTCCTAAATCTATATCATTATCTGTAACAGGAACTAAAGCACCGTCTTGTATTCTTAACTGTTCAACTGCTGCTGAAGAAACTTCTACATAAAATCCTACTCTGTTATTAGTGCTATCAATTTCTACTTTGTTTAAGAAATCTAAATCACCAATCTTGAATATGTTACCACCTTGTCCAGCAGTACCATCGTGTCTGTGTCCAGTATTGGAAGCACTAGTTGAAGAATATGCAAAAGCATTTACTAATTGATTATATTCATTATTAAATAATGCAGCAGTAATAGTGTCGCCATCACTGAATGTACTTTGTCTTATATACGCTTGTGCCATTTATTATCTCCTACCTGAAGGTATGTAATCTACATAAAAACCATTAATTGTATATGGTGGTTTTGTATCTTCACTTATTACTGTAAAATTGTTACTCGTTCCGCTGCCTTGTAAAGGCACTCTTATCATTGGGTTGTTTTGTCCAGCAAATTTATTAGTAGCAAAGATTGCTTCACTAAATATAGATGGTGGATTTATCACACCTAAGTCAATTAAGTCTATAGGTTGTGGTACACTTGAACTGTTAAAATCAAACCTAACTTGAATATCTGGTTCAACAATACCTTCGGCAGCAGCTGAAACTCTAAGATAGTGTAAAGTTTTTAAAGTTCCTAAATCACCATAATCATAATCTGGTGTTGTGTATCTTGCTAAAATTGATGAACCATCAAAATCATTACCAGTGTCATGTTCATAAACAAAACCATTAGTATCACCGTGATATATTTTTTCTATACCATTAGTATCAAAACCTGAACCAATAGCTGTAACTTCTAAACCTCTAGTCTCAGACCACTCAAAACCATTTGGTCTTAACGTACCTATAATGCCTTCTTGAGATGCGTTAGTAGCTCCAGTATTAGTATAAAATAAACGATACTGAGACTTTTCTCTTAACACAATACTATTTATGGTAAATAAATTTATATTGTTTGCTAAATCTGTTATTGTTGGTTGTATGGATTGACTTATAGTTCCTAACTCCACATCACCAATTCTTGCTGTACCAGCTACTGTTCTTAATCCATCTGGTGCTAAAAATATTAAATCACCACCAATCTCTTGAATACTATAACCACTTAAACAACCTACGTTTTTGGTTACTGGTACTATTGCAATCGTACTTGTATTATTTATATTCTGTAGTTTAAATATTGAGTTTTCACAAAATATAAATAATTCATTACGGAAACTTTTAATACCTTCTATCTGGTCTTCAACAACAATACTACCTGAACCAGTGCTAGTAAAATCTGTTGGGTCTAAAGTACCACTATAAAAAATAGTATTTAAATTATCCTCTACCCCAGCAGCTATTAAATGTTTGTCATGAACAGTTACATGTTTAACATGTTTAGTTCCGGTAACTGTTATCTCACTACTAAAGTAAGTTCTACTATTTAAGTTAGCACCTGTACCTTCCATTCTAAACTGATAAGGCTCGTTTGCTCCATCAGCTATAATTAACGTACCATAATCTGAAGTTGCTGATTCAAATAAAGCAAAACTTATTTGCCCTTGTGAAGTTCTAGTCAAAACACTACGACCTGTAAAAGTACTATAGTTATCACCACTACCAGATACTGAACTTCTATTTATTTGTAAGTAAGTTATACCGTCTTGAGTAAAATAAATATTAGTACCAGCACAAACAACTACACCATCAGCATAAGGAATAACTCCTAAAATATCTGTTGTACCACCAGTCGGTTGAGTTGAATCAGTAGTACCAAACTTTTGATAACCATTAATTCTTCTGTAACCACCTTCTATAGAAACTTCAAAGTTTTTTAACTCCGTAGCAACTCCGGGAGTTCTTAATAGGTCTATAGCATTTGAAGAGTTTACTAAACCTCCTGCACATGCTACTGTGTATGGTTGACTTCTAGGCATTTAGTTTATAATGTTTCTTGTGCATCAATCATTTCTTGATAAGCAGTCTTAACCGCATCAGTCCATGTCGCAGTACAGATAGCTTGAACCCTTGCATCCTCGCTAGATATGTCAGTGTCTTCCCAAGTGTCATCATTTTTAACACATGGTTGTAAGACATGCCTATGAAAAGAACGATTAAGTTCTGTACCATCTTCTACTATCTTGGTAGCAGTTCTGACTTGCACTTGACCCATTTCAAGCACCTCAATCTTATCTACTACTGTTTCTTTTGTTATTGCCATTTTTTACCTCTTTGGTCTGTATCTAGCATCCACTAGATATATTGTTTAAAAAATTCTTTGTTATTGCCATAATATTCCTCTTTTTAAAATTTATGCTGTCTGATAAGTAACAGTAAAAATAAAACCAGAGTTATTACTAAAATTGCTGTTTGTTAGTATTGAAAAAGTGCCAGAATCAGCGGTTTGCCCTAAGTAAGCAAAAGTTGAGCCAGTTACAACATATGCCTGTGGAAAGCCTGAAAAAGATATAACACTTAAATGTAAACTTCCTGCTGCATAAGCATTATTACCTAGAGCAGTGTATGGGAGACCTGATAGCGTTGCATTGCCTGTACTACTTCCCTTATTTGTCAATAACACATAAATAGTTGCTGTAACTATTCTACCAACTTTCATATAATAACCTGTTTGTACAGAATATGTTAGACTTGTTGAACCACCTCCAAAAGTCAAAGTACCTGTCCAAGTTCCTTCTTCATAATCATCTAAAGCGTTTGCTGCTGCGGTGTCACCATTAAATGTTATTCCACCATCAGAAATTATTCTTGCTTTTTCTGAACCTGCTGTAAAGAATTTTATACCAGCACCAGAAACATTTCCTGCATTTAATTGCAAAAAACCTGCATCTGAATGTTCATTACCTTTTATCCAAACATAAGCTCCTCTTGAGTCAGATGCAGCACCTCCTCCATTAATCATTACCGACTTATTATCAGAACCATCTGATGTGTTTGCACCGATTAAAGAAGTTGTATTGCTCAGTAAAATATCCTCACTACTATTAATAGTAATAGCTGTAGCATCACTATTGTCTACAATACCGGGGGTACTTGATAATTCTGCAGGTATCTTAGTGGTCATTTATATCTCCTAAAAATATGTTCTGTCATCGGTCATGTACTTAGGTGTAGGA